CCGTCAATCTCGATCAGGTATCGGTTCTCATGAGTTCCACGTCGCGGCATTTCGTTTTGCTCCTTTACCCCGTGAGATAAATCTTTTCTATCTCATCGGGGTGAACCCACCCGCTACCGCAGGGTGGTACTGACCTTCCTACTGCAACACCGACAGGTCCTGAATCAGCGGCACGTTATCGATGTTCAAAATAATAATTTCCGACGTCTGCGAAATGCGGATGCCCCACTGGACGTGCACGCGGCCCTGGGCCAGCTCATTCGGTGGATTGATACTCGTGTCGCAAACCACCTTGAACGCTTCCTTCTCGGTCTTGCCGTAGAGAGCGCCGGCCTCATAGAGCGTTCGCAGGAAAGCTTCGCCTCCCGATCGCAGATCGCGAAACAGCCGGCCGTTGCCGTCGACCACCTGAAACACCGCCCACTGATAACCGAGCTTGCCCGCGTAGTAACACTCGTTCAGCGTGCGGATTTCATGAATCCACTGCACGCGACGGTTAGCGGTCATGACCCGCGCGCCGTAAAGCTTAATACCCTGGTTCGGCAGCGGCGCAATGACATTCACGTCGTGGGCGTTCAAGTATTCGCGCGTGTTGTCGTCAACCTGGGACTGACCTCCGGAGAGACGTTCCACATCGACCGCGCCTGGAATCGAGATATTCGCGGGCGCTTTGTGAAAACCGATCGTGCGATCGACTTGCGCGCAGGCGCCGGCAACAAAACCTGACGGCGGATAGAACTTCAGCAGGCCGGTTTGATCGAACGAAGGCATTTGCACCCACGGCCAGGTCAACGCTCCATTCCACGAGCCGTACAAGGCGCGCGACGTGGCCATATCCGCCTTCGCGCTGCCGAGAGGCGGGTCTAATAGCGCCAGACGGTGATACGCCTCCGCGTGCGCGATAAGGGCGGCGTGCGTCGCTTCGTCCGTGATGCCTGGCGCCGCAACCTGGCCGGTGCCGTAGATCTCATCATTGAAAGCTTGCAGCCCGGTCTTTGGCGGACCACCGGCGCCGATGAAATCGTTCGCGCTCAAGCCGGCGAAGTCGTCACTGCCGGCAGCCAGCGCAGTCTCAGCCAGGACGCGCGGGTTATTGGTCGGCGCAGCCGTCGCGCTGGCGAGATCGGTAAGTTTGACGAGGTTTGAATCCTGATTGACTTTCGCGATCGTCGCCGCATCGGCCAAGGTGAGATTGTCCCAGGTTTCTTTGCGTCCGCCCTCGACGAACACGCTGCGCACCGTCAGCTTGAAAGTATTCGCGTTCGTGCCGACGGCAACAGTGACCAGGATGTCAGCGCGTGTCGAGGGATACTTCGCGTCGACGCGGAGAGTATTAAGGCCGGCATTCGCCGAGCCGTCTTTCAGAGACAGAGTGCCGAGAGTCTTTGCGGCGCCGACCACGCGCACGACGACGGCCTGTTTGCCCTGGAACAAATTGAAGAAAGGATAGAGCGCGTCATCGAGAAAAGAGTTAACGTCAAAGCCGCCGAACTGTCGCGCGTAATCAGCCCAACTCGTGACGACTGTCGGCACGTTCACCGGGCCCCACGGAGAATAGCCAACGACAAAGAACGTCGAAGTCGGCTGCTGCGCGATCGGACTCGACACCTGGCCGGCGTTGATAATCGCGATGACGCCTGGCAGCGTCGATTCAACTATGCTGACTGTCATTGTTTCTCCTCTGGAGCGCCCGCATCCTTGCGGGCGGTTCGCGCGGCATCCTTGCCGGCGTTCACGCTCGCGTCTATGTCGCTCACAAAAATCGAGTCACCCAACCGGCGCTCGTCAACTTCGCTCAAGCTCTCGACTTGCTTAACCGAACCGTCAGTCCGCGCCGCCGCGAGCATCGTTCCATCCGCCAGCACCACCGGCCGCGATGTCAGATTTGTTATTTGCTTCATTTAGCTATCACTCCTGGAAGTCTGCCCGGCTCGCTGGTCCCGCTTGTCGATCTAACTTCGAAACTCAAATCTTCAACTGCGTGTGTCGCTCCGCGTCGATCGCGCTCGGTCCATTTGAAGTAAGTATCAAAGTCCTGGATGTACGCTGTCAGTCCAGGAAGCCGTGCCAGATATCTCACTCCCGCAACCGTCAGGGGATTGAGCGTAAGCAGCTCGCCTTCTTTCCGGAGCTGTAAACCGCCGAGGTCCTCGCGCGTGTCGCTCAACATCCGAATCACGCCTGGCGCGGTTGCTGATCCATCGCCGCGCCTCCGTTCAGTTTCACCGCGCGCGTTGTCGTCGCAGCAAATCACACCGAACGTGCAGTCGTGACGAAAAATGCGCGGCTCGCCGAACGCTGAAGAGGTTGCCGGCATCAATTCGTCGGCGCCTTCCCCGTAAGCAATCAACATCAGCGGGAACCGCGGCGCGAGCTGGTCAATGAACTGCTTCAGCGTCTTCTCGTCCAGCTCGCCGCTGTACGTCCCGATCTCTTTCAAATAACCATCAGCGCCGCCGTGAGCGGCCTGCAAAACCTGCATCAATCCGTCTTCAATGCCGCCGACATAGAACTCGAAGTCTTTTCGCTCATTGCTCATCGCTTTCGCGCTATGTGGCGCTCAAAGATGCTTCCGATCTTGACCACGTCCTCGGGCTGCTGCATCAACATGAACGGTCGCGCCGGCGTGCGTGAATGCCCGCGTCCTGGTCCGCCTGGATAACCAAAGTGCTGCCGCCGCGCGTAAATAACATTCGTGCCGACTCTGACACCGTCCGTCGTTACCGTCTTCTCAAGTGAGGCAAGCAGCCGGCCGGTATCGATTAGAATCTTTGGCCCACCACGGCCTCGGCCTTTGCGCCTGGCAGCAAGCGTGCTCGGCGCCAGCGGAGGGAACTTCTTAGGCCGTCCACCCACCAGGATGGTTTTCTTAACCGAACCAACCAGGTATTCGCCGGCTTCGCTCAGCGGCCGCTCGACGTGTTTCACGTCCGTGGCCATCTGACCGATGCGGCGCAGCGCACGATCCACTCCTTCGAAACCTTCAGCCATGATGTCAGTACCACCCTGCGGTAGCGAGTGGGTTTCACCTTTCAAAGAATCAAGACTCAAAAACCTTTCAGATTGTCTTTACTAAACGTTGCCGGTGTTGACGGTCCGCTCAGGACGCTGTCGGGGCTGGCCGGGTTCGTTTTCGTTTCTTCTGCCGCTGGGACATCAAGCGCCGCTTGACCTTTTGAGATCGCCTGGAGGTCCTTGATCGCGTTGTCGTACATCTGCTTTTTGACTTCAAGGATTCCGTCCTTCATCGTCGCGCGCCGGGCAAACAGAATGTAAACCGCGATCGCCAGGCAAAGGTCTTTGACTTTCTGCGTCGCCGGGACCGGCAACGAGTAACGCGTGCGCGCGTAAGACTCGAACGAGCCTTCGGCGTCGGCGATGATTGCGTTGATTACGCCTTCATTCACCTGGCCGCTGCGCGCATCGTCAGTTAGCTGGACCAGCTTCGCGTGTTCGATGCGCGATTCGATATCTGCCTGGGTGATGTACTGTCCCATTTCAAAGATCAATCCCGCGGAGGCCAGCGCCAGGTTCCCGGTTCGCGCAATTCTGAAAACAGCCTGGCAGTCTCTCGATAGACGGGATGCTCTTCACTGTCGGCGAACACTGTCAGATTCACGCAGCCGTTTTCCTTGTTCCACACCTTTGTCACGATCGCGGCGTGAGTTTCGCTGCTGCTCTCGTTAACAAAGTGGACCATTCGCCCGATCGCTAAACCGTCCAGCGCGCTTATCTCTAAATCCATTTAGGTTCTCAACCTTGCCTGACTCTCTAAAGTTCACGAGGCGATGGGGCGCCGAGCCCCTGCCCCCAAAGGCACCGCCATCACCACCGCCCCGTGATGCCTAGAACTTATAGACCACTGCGGTGATGGTCACAGGGGCCGGATTCGAAAGCGCGGTAGTCGCGTTCGTCAGATTGCAGCGCTTGACGGTGACTGTGTCTGCCGCCGAAACAAAGTAATTGATCGACGCGTACTCAGTGGTCGCCCAGGCAGCAGCAGGAATGCCGACATAAAGAGGATCGCCATCGGCCGCGCCGGTCACGGTAACAGTAAAGTTTTCGCAATTGCCGGCAGCCAGCGCCGTGAAGTCCACCGACGCCGAGCCTTTCAGAATCTTCTTAACCGGCGCCCCGCCGCCGATCGCCACGCCCTTGCCTGAAACCGGCGTCAGGTTAATTTGTCCGAGGTGATCAATATTGACGGAACTGCCCGCGCGCGTTAGCGCCCAGGCAATCGCCGCGTTCGTTACCGGCGCCGGAATCATCACGGCGAACAGGCCCAACGCGGCCAGCACCATCGCGCCAACCACCAATCCGAATTTTCGAGCTGTCGTTTTCATCGTATTCGTTCTCCTGACTTCTCTTTTGCTCTTAGCTCTTTTGCCCTTTGCCGCAACCCTACGCCTGATGTGTGACGTCGCAGGCGATCACCGACCGCGGATACCAGAGCACCGGTCCGCCGTACATGCCGCCGATGATTTCGATCTTCGGATTACCCGATGCGCCCAGCATTCCCATGCTGGCTTGCGCGCCGGGATTTGCATCACCATTAACCAGGATGAATGAGAAAAAGCCCGGCGCGGGCATGCCGGCATTTTCGTTGTGCAGTGACGGCGTCAACCCGAAGTTGCCAACCACTTCGCCGGCCGGCCGCTTGCCGACCACTACAACTGTGCCGTTAGGAATGAACAACTGGAACTGGCCGGCGTCGTCGTAATAGCCTTCGTCGTAAATCTCGATCGTCGGCAGACCGCGCGTCTGCAGAATCTTATTCACCTGCTCCAGGTCGTAAGTCAGCGTCGCGAAATTCTGCGCGCGGAACCCGTGGATGTCCTTGTCGTTCGCGTTCTCCAGAATGTCGTTGCAGGTTGTTTGATTCATGAATGCCGTCGCGCCCTGCGCGCCGGCACCGGTGCCACGGAACTTCAGACGGATCGAGTTGAAAAATGCCAGCGGTTTAGCCTGGTCGTGATTCGAAAACGGAATGTCGGTTTGAGCGGTCTGAATCGGAAACGTCTCCGACGCTTTCACGTTGTCATCGTTCAGAGCGATCGAACCGGTGAGCATGCCCCACGTTAGCCATTCGGCGCGCAGGAAGTTTCGATCGACGCGTGCCTTCATCGTGCGCGCAATCTGCGCGTCCAGG